TTATTCCATGGCCAGACCAGTTTGCGATATGCAGCCACACACCTGTTTGTCGTATCCCATGAGTTTGTCGGCAAGCTCCAGTGCATCGACTGGCCAGAAGCAATTCGGACGTGGCCGCCGCACGTTGGCTTTACCTTCTTCGGGACGGCATTCAATCACCGTATCCACCCAGCGTTCTGGGATTGCTGCTAATCCGTATATTGCCCCCAAGAGAGCCCCGCAGATTGCAGCATTGGTATCGGTATCGCCGCCACGTCCTACGGTATCCACCAGCGCAGTCTCAAAATCAGGAGCATGAAGCATTTGCCAGAGTGCGTTATGAAAAGCGATCAGTACCCAGCCCTGATGAGTAATGTAATCCTGCGGCGGTTGCGAGACGGCATCATCGATTACGCGGAGGATTTCCGGAGCGACTTCCATATTTTTTGCGCTATAGATAATGTACTGGTAGAGCGATTCTGCATTACAGCGAGTCCGGATCGCCTCGGCAATCGCCTGACAGAACAGGGCGTTGATCTGTGTGCAAACGGGATTCGGGTGCGTGATTTCCGCTTCCTCAATCGCCCACTGAGTCAGTTTTTCCGGGGAGTGATGCACTCCGAAGATCCCGAGTGGACTTACCCGCATCAATGCACCATTGGCCTGACTGTTCACGGTGCACAGGCCAGACAAGGCATTCCGGATAGTGTTGCCACAATCAAACGGTTCGCTGTCCAGCCAGAAACGGTAATATTCGGCTGCCATTGATGGCTCATAGCGGGTGTTATTACTCAGCATCCGGGCCAGCAGCAGCGCCATCTCCGAGTCATCAGTCGGCTGCCCGGCAAGCGTGCCCCATGTAACGCCATCCTCAAGATCACGAACACCATCTGGGTAAATCGCCGCAATCCTGTCTGATGTAAGAAACTCAACCTGACTGCCCAGTGCGTCACCGATCAACTGGCCCAGCAAACATCCCCGCGCACGCGACCGCATATCACTTGTGACCATATCCTTCCCTCCATCTATTAGTTAAATGAATGATACTCAGTGAACATCTCGCTATTACCCGACGGGCGTTTACGCGCCCATTCCAGAATCGCCTGCTCATTTTCTTTCTGGCAGAAACGGAGCATGGAATCCCGTAACATCCAAACATTCACGCCATACGGTGGGATGCTTTCCACGGCGATCAAAACGCAGCTGATTTCGCTGGTACTTCGTTCCATCGCTTTGGCCAACACCGCCCGGTAGAACGCAAGCTGCCAGGGATATTCGTAATAATGACTTTCCTGCATGAAATCTGCCAATCTGGTTGTGGTTTTCAAATCGACGATGATAGTTCTTTCCCGGTTGAACCAGTCCAGCCGGATTTGACAAGGAAAACCACAATAAGCTTCACGGACAACACCCTCTGCCGTCCCGTCCGACAGAAAGCTCATGGCTTCCGGATCATTCCGTACAGCCTGCTCCATACACCGGATCTTATGGACCTGCTCATCTGTCAACGCGGTTGTTGGATATTCCGCTGTAAAAGCACCACCCCCCTCCAGAATCAGCTTGTGGGTTGCTTTCCCCAGCAGGCAGGCATCCGCGTTCACTTCCGGGCTGAACTCCCGGTGCGTCGGTGTATAGGGCAGAAACTGCCTGCGTAGCTGGCGCAACGTACTGCTGGTCAGGTATTCGCTTCGGGCCGCATGGTAAATAGCCTCTGGCATGCTGGTGAATGGCATAATAAAAATCCCGTCGTTTGCTCGACGGAGGGATATAGACAACAGGTGTTCCAGAATTCACCAACAGATCGAGAAAACCTGTATTGTGTTGTTATTAATTAAGATGCGCGTATTATGCGCTCTGCGTATTGTGCAATTATGGATCTATAAAGACTAAAAAGATCATTTATTGAGCTCAATATTTGATATATGTAGAGTATCCTTTGCATTTATCTTTCCCGCAGGAACGACCGATTTGCCGTCCTGGAGAGCCGTCGGGTTGCAGCATATTCGGATGCCGGCACTCCCACACAGCTCCATCGCCACATTTGCAGGATGCGGGTTGGAAAAGCTTGCCACGGTATATGCACACGGAATCGGCTGGCTTGGTCTGTTTTTGTATCTGCACAGGCGTGCCAATGGGTAAGCCTTTAGGGCAAATGAAATCGTCTTCAAGGTTGTAGCTTTTGGCGAAAGCCAGTCGGGATGGTTCGTGGTTGCGGCAATTATGGCAATGGCGGCCTGATGCGCAGAAAGGGTATGAATTCACGAGACAGATTCCCCTAAATAGCAAGTTAATCGGAGCGATCACCCACGGATTAATGTGGCTGCCCCACCTTCGTAAAACGGATTACACAAATTCAGGCAGCCGCTGGATGAGCAGCTCCATGGGTAATAGACATAATTCTCCGGCGCACAGGAGCCGGGGATTTCGTCTTCATCGTAACTGATGCCGCCAAAAGACAGGGCCATATAGCCAATGGGGACACTGAGGACGATGTGCCAGAATGGGCCGTTCTGACACCAGAGCCGCACGACACGCCATTCATCAATCCAGTATTCCCAGTCGCAATCACGCGTCCACGTCAGAGTCCATGTACCGTTGAATACTTCGTAGCCGCATGTGCTGCCATCGCCTGCCAGCCCACCGGGGATGCCGCTGAGCATCACGGTGTAGGTGTTTGCCAATGCTTTGCTGCAGATGCAGTTCGAGCATAATGGATCCGGCTGACCGGGATCGCAGCCCGGTTCATCATCTCCGCCGCCACAGCAACACTCATCTGCCAACAGCAGGCGTTTATTCTTTATCAACAACTTGTTGTCTTTCATCCACAGCTTACTCATCACAACTCCCTGTTGCAGCGGTCGACACATCGGCTGCCGGAATGATCGGCGCGTTGGCGGCAGCCCAGTGAAATTCCTGCTTGACCCGTTTCAAGGTCCCGGCAGAGGAATCATAGCGCAGATATTCCACGGTCAACTTCACACAATCATAATCGGCCCAATCAGAAGGCTGGTCACTTGCCGGATTCCATTCCTTGCTGTCATCGTCCTCTGAGGTTCGATCGATTTCGTACACATTGGTCGCGTCATCGGCGTGCAGATTACGTGTCGGCATGGCATTGATGCGGACTACAGCCCATTTCTCACCTGTACCGGATTCTTTCCACAGGATCTGTGCGCTACCGGAAAAGCTGCTCTGTAAAGTAGCAGCGTCACCATCCTTCACATCTGCGTAGGTATGATCCTCATTGTCGACTGTTAGCTTGACTGGGCAGACGCCTAGAACCATCGCCATACCGATACCGTCATTTTTTACCGGTTCCAGAAGAATCACGAATTTGCCGGTGTGATCATCAACTGAAGGCATCTCGCCTTTGAGCGCCACACGATTTTTGAAGTGCTCCTCATTGTCGGACACGCTGATAACTGGATCGGTAATACCGAGTATTTCAAAACGGGCGCGGTCTTCTCCAGAAACATTCTTAACCAGAATGATGCCGCTGCTACGGGCATCCTTGGAACGGGCGCGGTTCATATCGCTCTGCCGGGAGAGAAAATCGCGGGCGGAATCGATAAACGTATTGAAGGTGGCTGCAGGAATATTGAGCGGATCGCCGCTGCGCACTTTTTTCAAGTTATCGCCCATGGTCAATTCCCTATTCCAAGTGAAGTAAAATCTGTTCCGTAGTAGACTTTCTCCACATACGCGGCCACCGGCTTTTTGATCAGAGCTTTGGCTGTAGTATCCTCGGCGTCTTCATACCGCACCCAGAGGTATTCCCAGCCTTTCTTAGATATGGGGCCGATGGAGCCGACCATGATGTTGTCACGGTTTTGTGAAGCGGCAAAGCGGAAAGTTATTTCCCAGTCGCCACGTCCACGCTTTGAGCCGGATGCTCCGAGAAATAGCACTTCCCCAGGCGAGAACCCCTTGAAGGAATCATTGTTGTACATACCGGTTTTGTGAAAGAGCAGCGCCTTATAGGAATCGGTAACAGCAGAATCATCAACGTAATGCGTTTCGGAGAAATTATAGACAGGCAGGGTAATGTCGACGCCTTCAACACTGTCACGGGTTACACCAATCGCGCCGTCAAAATCAGGAGCCGTGCTGCCGGATGCGGCATACTTCTGTATTGTCTCGATGGATTGGGTAATGTGCTGCGTGCCGCCGCCGGTATCAAAAGCAAAGGAGGATTCACCAGTTTCCGGCTGCGTCTGCGATTGCTTGATGCCATAGCGCACCGTGCCTTCCCATGCCAGACTGAAGGTTGGATCACCGATCGGCTCCACATGGCGCGAAAGCCGGATCAGCCCGTCATACAGGGTTGGCGCAATATTTCCCAGCTCTGATTTGGCCTCAATGTCATCCGCTGTGCCGGTAATCAGGTACTTCAGATCTACCGTGGCGCTGTCGCCAGTGGTTGATTCGCGGGAATCAAATTTTTCGGTTACTGTAATTGCCATTTCATACCCTTTAGCTGAAAGTCAGCCCGCCCAGTTTGGATTCATCCACCAGCTTTTTCGTGTTCTTCGCTGTATCCTCGGCTGCTTTAGCGGTGCGCTCTGCCGTGCTGCTGTTTCCCTGCAGGCTGAGCATGGCTGCCGGGTTGAATGTTCCCTGCACTGATATTTTGTCCGCCGATGCCTGTAAGCCAGATCCGGCATCACTCAGTTTCTGCTTCAGTTCATCCAGCAAACTGGGAGCATCCAGCCCGTCAGGAGTCTCCGCAGCCGCAGCGTCACGTTTCTGTCTGGCTTCAGCAGCGGCTGCGCCCCACTCTGCTTTTGCCTGCTCCAGTTCCTGCTGGGCAGCGAGCAGATCCTGCTTGTAGGCTGCGGCCCGTTCATCTTCCCGGCCTGTGCGATTTTCTTCCCGCCCGAACATCCGATCATTCAGCTGCTTTGTCCGTTCCTGCTGACGGGCGTCCGTTTCACCGATCTTGCCCTGATAGAAGTTCTCGACCTCTTTCTTGCGCTCATCGGTGAAGCCCTGTGCGCCTTTCTTCATCTGACGGATTTTGGCGTCAAGTTCCGCCACCTCGTTCTCATCAATCAGATTGAGCAGATACCCAGCGCCAAGAATGGACTGCATGACATACGCGAATGAATCGACCACGCCCTGCACGGCGCTCCAGAATGCTTTTGCTATAAACTCGGAAATACCCAGCACCAGTTTGTAAATGCTGTCAATCGCGTTGCGGAATGCGGTGTAAACGCCGTCGGTGGTATTGATGGCGATGGTGACAATACGATCAAAAACATTGGCAACAGTCAGATAGAGCGTTTCCCACAATTCATTGATATAATTAAGTCCACGCTGCCATTCAACCTTGAGTGCCAACCAGAGCACTTTGGCTGCCAAAGCGATATCGCCAGCAGCCAATGCATCGCCAATGGCCCCCATCACTTCCGTTACCCGATTTTTCAGAGAGTCAAACTTCTGCCCCAGCCAATCCAACGCCTGCCCGCCAACATCAGTACTATATATAATGTATACGGCAAGTCCGGAGATGGCTGCAGTCACAAGACCAATAGGAGTCAGGAGTGCAGCAAGAACAGAACCGAGGAATCCCACGGCAGCAGCAGTGCCTGAAATCAGACTGACCAACTCACCAATGGTGAATGCCAAAGCCGAACCGGCTGTACCGACTGCCATGAGAATCGCTCCGACACTGGCAGAAACGGCAATAATCTTCATGGCTGACACAATAAAGCCTTTGTTGGCAATAATCAGGTTAGTGACCTTGCCGGCAATATTCGCTGCCCAGTCCATCCATTCACGCAGTGTGCCTTCGAGTGCCTCGCCCAATGCAATCTGCACACCTTCCACCGCCGACATCAGCATCCGGAAAGATCCGCCCAGCGTATCATCCATCTGCTTCGCCACTTTTGATGCCGTACCGCCGCTGTTTCTGATAACGCCAGTCAGCTTGTCCCATTCACCGACATTTTCTGACAGCAGGATCATGGAGCGCATACCGCGCTGGTCAAAGAGATCCTTGAAGGTTGACAGCTTCTGGGCGTTCCCCATGTTCGCCGTAACTTTGCCAAGATCACGGACAATATCTAGCAGATCGCGCATATTGCCTTGAGCATCTGTTACTGCCACACCCATCGATGCCAGTTTTTTCTGTACATCACTGCCTGCGAGCTGCGTCAGAGACATCGCCACACTCGCCCCGGCCATATCTCCCTTCAACCCACGGTTAGCAAGTACTGCCAGCGCAGCTGATACCCGCTCCAGACTCTGGCCGGAGAGATTGGCAGATGACGCCACATATTTCATGGAGTTACCAACCAATTCCACGCTGGTATTTGAGATGTTGGCAGTCTTGGCTAGAATATCTCCGACGCGCCCCGCTTCATCGGCAGTAAGTCCAAATGACCGGGTGAGGTCAGCCATGATGGTGGTGGCGTCAGAAAGATCGAGCGCCCCGGCCCGTGCAAGATCCAGCGTTCCGGCGATGGAGGACAGAATTTCATTTGTGCTAAACCCCGCACGTCCCAGAGCCACCATGGCAGACGCCACTTCGCTGGCGGTAAAGGATGTAGTCCGTCCCAGCTCCTTGGCCCGGTCATTCAGTTTGGCAAAATCCTTGACCGATGCTCCGGTGACTGCCCGGACGATTGCCATCTGGTCGGAGAAGTTACCAAAGGTTCTGGCTGAGAAAGCCAGAGGGGCTGCGGCCAGAGTGGATGCCTTGAGCAGGCCCGCTCCCATATCTTTTACACCGGTGGCGAATGCACGCAGTTTCGCCTGCGCAGCCCGAAGGCCACGCAGGAGTCGGCTGTTTTCAACGGTGAGTTCAATATACGCCGCACCGGCGCGGATACTGCGGGAGGAGACCATGTGGTTACACCTCAGAGATCATAAAACTTGATTGTAGATGCAATAAGATGTACAGTAGGGATACTGCCAATAAGGATTTCGCTATGAAAATTAAATCATCTGAATTTAGGGAAGATATAGAACATTTACTGGATATGGTTCTTGAATCAGGCAAAGCTCTGGAAATTGAGCACAAAGGATCCTGTCTCAAGCTGATTCCAGATTGCCGCCAAAGAAATAAACTTCAGCGGCTGGTTAAACATGACTGCATTGTGTGTGACCCGGAAGAGCTTGTTCATATGGAATGGTTGAATTTGTTCTAATGTTTTGCTTTAAAAAAAAACCACGATATATGAACTTTGTGCAGAACATTTTACTTCATGGTTGCGACTTCATGCTCTGAGGGTGACGGTTCATCTACCGGTGGTTCAGTTACCGGAACGGGGTCTGGCAACACCCACCAGCCTTCCTGCAGAGTCATCTTGCCCGGGATGGGTTTAAGGTTTTTATCCAGCACCCATACCTTGGCTGTAATTTCCTGCCGCAGACGCACAGCCTTTCCATCAGGCACATAGACGGTGCGGGTAAAGCAGCCGGAGCAACAGAGCACGCAGGCTAGGCAAAGAGTTACCGCACAGAATTTGATTACACGTTTACACATACCAGCCATCCTTTCGTATTTTTCGGCGCAGCCGGTTCTCCAGAGCGCCCGGAGCTGCGCTGTCTTCTGATCTGTCATGTGCCTGTTCAGTCAATGCCGGTAGCAGCGCACGCAGCAGAAGAAGCAAAAGTTGCCATAGACTATTCATGAAAAACTCCTGTAGCTTTCGGATCTCGCGGATTCTATAGCCAGTATCGCGTTACCCGTCTATCGCAGGAAATGGCGGGGGCCGCATGCCCCTAAAGCTGATCGCCTGCTTCAAGTTTGGCGTGGACAATCTGCAGGCCATTGGTCAGGTCAGAAATTTCCTTCTCTGTAGCCTTGCGCCCTTGAGACGATTCATAGACCTGCAGGAAATAGCGCAGAGCAGTATCAAGTCGGGCAACACTTTTGTTGGGCGTGTCATCGGGAATGGCCTTCTCGGCGAATTTCACAGCGGAAATGAGCGCACCCTCGTACTGTTGCCAGAGCGGTTTTGCGGCGTATATTTTGTTGATTGCCCAGAGCAGAGCACTCGCCATAACGGTGATGCCTGCAGGAGAATTGAGTACAGCCCACAATGTTTCAAGTGTCTTAGTCCAGTCCATGTTATTTCCTTCCATCAATGAAGACAGTTTTCAGAATTCCAATATCAGCCATTTCGGTTGGCTTTGCAGATTTGTGCAGTTTGGGGTAAAAGTCGGATGGTTTGTATGCGGCGTGTTTCTTTGGATCGCGGTGGAGATTAGCCAGCATGGCCATAAGGTTGGCAGTATGCACCCATTCTTCCTGCGAACGGGCTTCAGCCAGCCAGAGTAATTCACGCAGGGTCAGGTTTCCGGGGTCAACTCCGGCGATACCGGCGAGTTTCCAGATAAATGGCCAGAGAGAGGCAGACTTGCGGCATCGTTTAGCGCCTGCTCCATCATCCCCTCCAACTCCGGACTGTCCAGACGCAGCTCCGCCACCTGAATTGCCTTGTTCTGCAGAGTTTTGATCTTGCCCATGGCTTTTGCGAGAACCCGCCGCTGGTTCTCCTTCGGGAAAAAATTTACCAGTTCCTCCAGAAGTGCGGTGGTTGCCGCATCAATGGCATCACCGGCAAGTGCGCGGCCAAAATCCTCGTCCGTAATGTTCTTGGTGTCTGCTTCAGATTTGCAGACGGCATACAGCACATCGCACAGCAGAACGGGGTCGGTAGTAAGACGCTCCAGCAGCTTGCCGCCAACAGCTTCCGTCAGATCTACCTTGACCAGAGACTTTACGCGTTTGACCGCATCAATATTCAGACTTACCGTCCAGGTACGCCCGGCATTATCGTTGAAGGTTTTCATTGTTTTGTCTCCTTTGTCTTGACGTTCACCATCTCGTGGCAGTTCTTGCCTGGACAGTGAAAGCTGGTGGTAGAGCCTTTAGGAATGGCATAAGCCTTGCCGCACTTCGGGCAGACTACTTTTTCAAATGAGTATTTATTAACGCTGTCAGACATGGGATATCCCTCCATTAAATGATAGTTCAGCTACCGGAGATAACCATCCATTCCGGCGGATTGACCGCATAGGCAGGCTTGAGAGTGATGGATGCGGTGATCGCTTCCTCCAGCGGTTCGTTGCGGGTAAAATTTGTTACCGACATGGTGGCACGCAGACCTTCGCTTCCGGAGGCGGTAATGTCTCCATCCATAGCAGCGACTTCGACCGTGCCGTTACTGAAATAAGCTTGCCGCAGTGCGGAGAAACCTTCATCTTCAGAGTCCCAGATGGATTCAAATTCGATACTGCCTTCGCGCAACGTGGCGAGGGTTGCTTTCCAGCCGTTGTTTCCTCTGGTCGACACTTCCGCTTCGCCCGTTTCCAGATTGAGCGTCAGGTCTTTCACGTTCGGCATCTCAGCCCACACCGGAGATTCATTGGTTCCGGTATTGCGGTAAAGCTTGGCGTTCATGCCCAGTTTGATGGCCATAATAATTCTCCATGAATAATAGTTCTGAGTTGTTTACCGTACCGAACCGGCCCATATTTTCGGCAGTCTCGGCAGGTTCTCCTGCAGAGCTGGCCCCATGAATGCACGTCTGGGATAACGCTGCTTTTTGTACTGTCCGCCGAATTCATGTGCGCTGCCGGAAGTGCCGACCATTTCATATGCCGGACCGATTACAGAAGTTGCTTTCTGTTTTCCCACCGCGTATAGGATTGCCCGTTTGAGCTGGCCTTTTCTGGTATGCGGTGGGGAACCGGCGGTTGACTGTCTTTTTGCACGCCGAATACTGCGCCGGGCAGTCAGACGGATGGCGGCAGATGCGTGCGCCAGATTTTTAAAGTTTGAGCGGTTTGCCGCGTTTATGACTTTTTGTGAATCAAAATGGCTGCGGACCTTAAACATTTCATTATTCCGTCACCTTGAAAGAAATGGTCAGGACACTGGTGAATTGCCGTAGTTCCTGCATATGTTCCTGCGCGTAGATCGGTTTGTTCTCGGTTTTCACCCAGATGGCGTCGGTTCTGGATAACTGCCGTTTATGAAAGTGGTCGGCAATCTCCTGCACAAGATCCATTAGCGGGTCCAGCTCTTCGATAGAGCCGGATGAGAATTTTTTCTGAACGGCAATGTCTATCTGCACCTCATGCAATAGCCGACTGCGGTCAAGCACGGATGTCACAATTCCACGCGGAACTACCGTAACATGCAGTGACTGCATCTGGGATAACTCATATACAGGCTGGTAATGACGCACCGCCTGAACCGGAACCGAGAATTCAGCAGTATTTATCTCATCCGTAACAGCCTGTGCGATGTCTGTAATAATGGACACGTTATTCGTCCTTCGCGATGCAGGGGCGGGAGATAATCTTGTCGTGCAGACTTCGGTTGAGGATCATCAGCTCGGATACTGTTGCGGTCAACGTTTTAGTTGCAGCAGTATTAGCTGCAATCACGGTATTGTTGGCTTCCATTACCGAGAGCAGACGCTTGATCAGCCAGATCACCACGCCCAGAAGTACCGCGCTAAAACCAAGAAAGCCATATTGGACCACTGGCTGCAATAGTAAGTCATTCGGATCCATTATCGTTTTCTCCAGTTGATATCAGTTTGGTGTGAATGCGCAGCGTATTGCGGAAGTCATCCGACCAACGCCAGCACGGCTGTTTCCCCGGTGCCATTACTTCGTACACATAGCCGTTTTCAGTAATCCGGTCACCGGCTACCGGCAATGTCTGTTTGCCACCAATGACAAGGTCAGACGGTTTGACCAGATAGTCACGGCTTTCCGTTTTGATCAGAACGCCGTAACTGTCGGGTGCGGCAAATATCGTTTTGCCGACAGTGGCTGGAAGAGGCAGCGATTCATTATCCCTCTGATACAGTACAGCAATCGTGAGGTATTTATGCCGCTGCTGCTCCAGCCACTGCATTGCGTTTGCAAGCATACCCATTACTGGCTGAGCCGTACGGTAATCGTGGTGTCCGCAGCCGCAGCCAGAGAAATGGATTTGCCAACATACGGCAGCGGATTGCTGTCATCGTCAGTGGCGTTGGTGGTCGCGGCTTCACTGTCCCAGTAAATCTTTGTCCCGGCCGGAACAGCTCCCGGCCATTTCGGGACTGCGAAGACTCCAGTCAAAGCCAGCGAACCGAGTTCACCAGCCTTGATATCCTGTCTGGCAATGCCCACCAGATCACCAACGGCCACCACACTGCCTGCGGCAATGTCCACGGTTGGACGGTGATCAATCGCATCGCCATTCTGTATAAAAGTCACACTCATTGTGTTATCCTCCAATCAAGGAAGCCTGTGCTCAGGCTTCGCCCTTACTCTTGATGCCGCCGCGCGGATCCTGCAACGCGACACCGAAATCATGGTAACCCCGCATCCTCACACCCAGCACATTGAAGTCCGCCTCTGCAGTTTCAATAACCGGGGCTTCCTGTCCGTTCAGGAACGCCACCTCAATTACCGGCAGATCGTTCGGATCAGACAGCAGATACCACGCTTTCTGTGAACCGCCCGCATAAGTCGAATTCGACAGGTAGCGGCTGACCTCGGTGCGGAATTTTCCCTGATGCGGGTTGCTGACGGGATACTTCGCACTTGCTCCGGGTTCGCGCAGTTCCAGCGACTTGTTGAGCTGGGTTGCCATCGCGCTCAGCGCCGGAGGAACAAGCATCACGGTAGGCATTACGCCAATGGGCTTACCGTCACCGTCAACCTGCTCCATGAAGGCGGTCTCGGCCTTGGTCAGTCCGTCGATGCCGAGACTGCTGTCTGCGCCGACGATGTAATTGCCGTTTGCTGTAACGAAAAAAGAAGCGTTGTTGAGGAAGGTAGTCCAAAACACATCGTTGATCTTCAGACCAGAGCCACGACCGAGTTTGCGTGGAACCAGTGTGATCGCTCCGAGGTCGTCGTTGATGATGTCGCGGCGGTCGATGGAGAGCATCAGTCCGTAGGTATCGGCCTTGTTGGTGTAGCTTTCCTCGCCGAGGGTGCCGTGCTTGAGTTCCCCGCCGGGTGCGACCTGTTCATACTGATCCTTGCCGACAAGGCGGTAGCTGGTCACCGTCTTGAAATCAGGGACGTTACGGACCGCGCAGATATTGCGCCAGGTACGCTCAACAGAGTAAAACCCTTCGAGCAAAAACTTGTTGGCCACATTCGACAGAATCCCGCCGATGTTCACACTGGACAAGCCTGCCGCACGGATGTCAGGCGCAAAGGCATAGCGGAGCGCCTCGCGGCTTTCGCGGAAGGTGCGCTCTGGGTAACCGTTGGCCCATGCGGCTTCAAGAATCAGTTCCTGCAGACCGATGCCACCACGGAAACGTCGACTGGCCCGGTCAAGCACCTCATCAGAGTAATGCTCTTCAGGTTTGGCAATTCCCGCAGCCAGTACGCACGCCGCCTCCAGCGTTTCATTGTCGCAGCGCCTGTCGGCACCACGGTGAATGGAAATATTCACATCTGCCTGCGGACGGTTTTCCCGCATGGCCTTCAATACTTTCTGCGAGGTCTGATCGATTGACCAGCCTGCCTTGACCGCTTCCCGCTCAATCTGCGGAAATTCGCCTGCGCAGATTTCCTGAATTGCCGATACACGTTCACGCTCCTGCCTGATGGCCGACTGCGCTTCAATGCGAGCCGCCGCCTTTGCCTGCTCGGGATGATCACCAGGATCGCCGTCATCCGTATCAGTGACGGAAGGAAGTAAGACCTTCGTCTCGTCATCATCTGCCGGTGCGGTATCATTCTGAGCAGTTGCGTCCATGTTTTTCGGATCCATATCGATTCTCCCTGTTAGGTTAAAACTTGCTGCGATCTTCATGCGGGTACTGGCGTCTGCTCCAACGGCGACCACCGAAACTTCCCGCAAGACCGACTGTTTGACATGATAGAAAGGCCCATCAATTTCCTGACCGTTTACAACACGCTTGTCTCGCACCAGCTCGGCATCCTTCACTTCCGCGCCGATGGAAAGCTGCCAGTCGCCACCGGCTTTTGACTGCTCGACCACTCCCTGCGCCAGACCGTTCGAGGAAAGGATTTCACCTTCAATAGTTAGCGTATTATTCTCAACCCGGGCTGTAACTACACCAACGCGACTGCCGGTGCGGTTTTCATGATTGGTGAGTAGCGGCACGGAGTCGGGAAGTTCCAGCCCCGCAAGATCGACTACCACCGGATGCCGCCAGCCGGATAGATTGATTTTGCCCCCGGAATACGCCAGTCCCATCACTCGTGGACGGCCACTCTGCGCGGCTTCAATCAGAATAAATTCTTCATTCATCTTCTTCCCTTTCATCCGGCGCTGGAGCGGCTTCAGCCACGGTCAGCCCCAGTTCTTCCATCAATTTCTTTTCACGGGCACGCTGGCGCAGCTCTACTTCCCAGTCTTTTCCCTGACGGGCATATTCATGCGCAAGAGTAGTGGTGAAACTGGATAGGCGTGTTGCCTGTGCATTCGCTTCTTTTGCCGGATCGACATGTTCCATGCCGTCCCAAAACCAGGCCCGTGTCGGGCCGGACATTTTGCCCGTTTCACTCGCAGAGGTTTGAGACACGATGCTATGCAGATCACGGTGAAATCCATGCAGCAGGGAATATTCCCAGAGCCACGCGGAAAGTATCCGGTCCAGAACTCGGGAAGCCATAAAGGCCTGATCCACGCGGACAGATTTGTAATAGGTCTGATGGTCAAGTCTGCCGCTGGCATAATTGAAGCCGCCGCTGTTTCCGGCTGCGATGTTATATGGCATGCTCAAACAGCGGGCGATTTCGTTCAGAATTTCTTTTTTAAACTCGGCATAAGTAGTTGCCGGTTGTTTTGGATCTACCTGTCCCATCTTCCAGCCGCCGGGCATGGTCAGGAGCATGTTCCGCTCCAGCTCAATCAGATCCATTGGCTCCACATTGTCTGCTTCACCGCCAGCGGGCGCATCGGTGTAAAGGATGCCCGCGAAATCGGCAGCAGCTTCAGCAGCGGAGAGTACCGCCAGAGTAAAACGCCGCAGCTGGGCAAAGAGCGGCAACGCCGGAGTAATCTCAGGAATTCCCCGGTGCTGTCCCGGACGGTCTGAGCGGAATACATGAATCATGGCGCCAGCCGGAATTTCCACAGCCTCATCGGTGTAAGCACAATAAGCCCCATCGCCGGGATGATTTTTCAGTACGCGGTAAAGAGTGGGATTGCCGAATGAATCGAGCCGGATGCCGTCTATTTCAAACGGATCAAGTCGGCCTCCAGTATTGCTGGCAATCTGCTCCGCTTCCACCAGTCGCAGATCAAGCTGCACCTCATGCTCCACGCGGGGATTGTTGGCAAGAATGGCGAATGCTTCCCCATCCTGACAACGGGCCATACGCATGGTGCGCAACTTCTCCGGCAGAGATACCGCCGTTGCCCAAAAGGAAAATTCCCGTTCAATTTCACGGTTGAGTGTTTCGTTGCCGGTCAACATCTGCAGGCGCGGACCGGTGCCGATCGTGTCGTTTGCTATGGTCAGCACGATCCCACGGGCATAGCTGTTGTTGGCAACTTCATAACGCGAACGGTTGCGCAGAATACGACGGACTTCCGGAGTAGCCGCACTGTCAGCCGATAAACCATCAGCAAGGGACCAGTGACGCCGGTTATTGGCGTTGGTCGCGGCAGAATCAAATCCTGCATGGACATTCCGCAGAGGACTCATCCTTCGACGGGTCAGATCCACCGGCTCTTTGGGTTCTTTCATTTCCGCAGTCATTACACGGCTCCCGGAGGAACAATTTTGGAAATTTTGATGCCCAGACCTTTACCGGATGCCGCTTTCTTGCTAGATAGATAACGGTCAGCCGCAATCTGGTCACTCAGGCTGTGTTGCTCCACACTGGCGCTGTCGCCCTTAGCGGACTTGGGTCCGGAGGCGTTATCGATAATTTGCTGTTCAAGATCGTCAGGCATGAAAACATTCCCAGAAAGTAAACCGGCGCGGGCTCCAAAAACGACAATAGGCAACAAGCTCAGGCTGCCTGTTGCCTAATTCATTTCTGGGTTTGGCGCGGGGGATCAGCCCGCGTTGTGCCCGGCTCGGTTGTTGGTTAATGCTTCCAATTTATCACGGCATATAAGCAGAATCAAGCTTCGTACTGCTCAGGAGGTTGAGATAATGCAGATTGTTACGCATCTAGAAGTCAAATGCTGGTAGAACAACTTTTCTGGTTATGAAAATACAATTCCACTTGCGTAATATAGCTTACAGGCTATATTAATTGTAGGTGTAAATTAACGCTTGCCGTTGTGTATTCTGGCAAATTTTTCACCGAGCACCAGAAGAACTTGAAAAAGAAGGATTGATCTGATGGCCAGAAAATTTGCAGAGCTGGAAAAGAAAATGAAACCCGCCAGTCTTGCCCGCGCCAAGGTCAGGGCTCAGGAAATGATGGCTGATATGCTTCTTAATGAAATCCGTAAGGAAGCCGGCTTAACACAGAGGGATCTTGCTGATGCCCTTGCTATTAAGCAGCCGAGTTTGTCAAAACTGGAAACACAGGATGACATGCAGATCAGCACACTCCGGCGTATTATTGCCGCTCTTGGCGGTAAACTTGAACTTGTGGCGCATATGCCGCAAGGTGATATCCGTATCAGCCAGTTCCAGGACTGAGCGCATTTCAGATGGCAACCTCGTGTGTGGTCAGCCGGTGACCGCAGTTTCGACATTCTCGCCGACGCCTTAACATACCGCCATGCACCTTGCGGGTGTAAAGTACAATAAAATGCTGACAGCCGCACTTACTGCAGGAAATCCCTTTACTGCCTGATTCAGTATTCATCGTGATTTTCCTTTGCGGATACTTGAAAGTTTGATTGCGGGTTTACTCACATTTGACTGACTGCCGGAGCCGCTTAACGTTATTCCCTGCTCGGATGCCGCCACGGCGCAGCCAACAAGACAGTCCCAGAAGTGGTTTTCCGTGCGTCCCGGGCGCATGGCCCATTCATCCACCACCCGCCCACGCCCCTCTGTGCGAATTGAATATTCGCTGACCATTTGCTCGGAGAACATCCGAACGTGCTCCGGGATTCTACCGTAAACCGATAAACAGCCTGGATCCCCCAGTGCCACACGCCAGCGACTGCGCACGAATGACTTCCAGAAATTAGTATCAAAGAGAATATAGCGCACGGCATTACGCCCGGGAGCAGCCGGAATACGCCAGTTATATTCCGACACACGGTCACCGACCTTGCGGTGGTAATCGGAGAATGGCGTGGAAGATGCAGTAATACCCTTGCCACGTGACGGCATGACAACTGCAGCATGGGCAGACTGCCGGCAGAAGTCATACACCGTTTGAGCAGCATTACCGTCGTTGGCGTCAATCAGACAACGGGAAATCCGCAGCACCGTCCCGTCATCCCGGCGCCATTCTTTCCCTAACAGCTCCTGCGTCAGAACCTCCATGCCTGATCGCCACGCTCCTTCCTGACCGGTGCCGGGGAATGCCTGCTGCAGTGTCCGCTTAATATCCCGCAATGTGAAATGACTTTTATTCTGTCTGGGAAACGTGCCGTAATCGACAATATACCCAGTAAAGTCCGTGCCCCATCCGCAGACAACGTAATACAGACACTTTCCCTGCACATCGATGAAGCTGGTCAGCTTTTCACAGGTTGTCGGCACGTCACCACGCTTGAGCCGGTTCAGGCGGGAAACAATTTCCTCAATGGTCAGCTGACCTTCTTCCTCGGGCGGAGTAAGAGGATTGTTCTGAAATTCGCTGGCGAAAACCTCCTCCCCGTCATCAATGAGCGCGTTATAGGCATGCTGGATAGCGGACAACTCTCCCTCGTCTTTGGCATAGCAATATTCCCATGAGACTTTGCAGCCGTTATCCATCTCCGCACGGTTGGCAGCATAATACGCCGTTGCTGCTGCCCGGGCACGCAACTGGTCATCTGGATCATCGGGGTTGTAAGTGTTACGAAAACGGGCGTATTCCACCAGCCATTTATTCTCATGGACAGCGGACCACTTCTGCACAAACGGAATCCGCTCTCCCTGCCACGCCGGATTCTTTTTCGGATCCAGCAGCTGATCGACAAGGTCGTCTTTCTGAATCACCGTGCACGGCATTACGACCGACATGCCTGTGGTGTGCCCAGCGGAGCGGATAATTGCTTTACGGATAATATTCAGGCGTTTGGTAATTTGCTGCGGGCTGGCGGCGGACTCTTCATCCTGCGGGTCATCAATAATCACAAAGTCCGGGCGCAACTGCACACCGTCTCCCCGCCGTTTCTTCATGCCACGAACTTTAGAGGACGTGATGCCACAGGCAAGAATTACACTGCCTGCCGCTTCTGATCCCTCAATCATCGGTAGCACCAGATAGTCCGCCGACCATTCGATGTATGTGGGTTTGCCACGGTAGAGCTGACCATGCGCACGCTGGTTGATCCCTTCAAGGCAATGAATCGGATAACAGATCTCAGGAAAGTCTGCCAGCAGCAAATCACTTTCAAACATACCCTTGATTGAATCGAGGTTATCTGACGCGCGGGTCTGATTTGCTCCGATGATCGGGATAAATCGTTTGTGACCATAGCACGCAGCCCAGACCGCAGTCAGTTCAGAAATGGTCGATTTGCCAAACCCACGGTAGACAGCCTCCACAAAACGGCCGCCGTGAAAGATTGCATTCTCAATTCGCTTGATTACCCGGATATGGTCTTCAGAGAACGGGTCTTTCCCTTCCGGGGCGTAGGTCATGATAAACTTCGCCAGATCATAACGGCAAGCTTCCCGGCGCGCAGGATTTTCCACAGCCGGTAGTTCTCCAATATCCCGCACCGATTCCGACAGACGCCGTGACCGCTCCGCTTCCCGCATACGATGTTTCTCTTCCGCGCTGAGCTCTTTCACAGAAACAGAATCAGCCTTCTGTCGCTTCCATTCCAGAAACAGCCAAGTCGTATAACGCAGCAGATCGATATTTCTGGTTTTACCGGAAGACGCGCCGGAAGCAATGCGCAGGCCGGCTCGGTTCTGGTGGCGGTACACTGTGCTACGGTCGACCACTGTCCCCAGAGGAGTGGAGTTCATCAGCCGTGCGATCTCGACCGGTTTCATGTTGTGTGGATCCATTGCCATGACGTACTTCTCCAATCAGTGTTTATTTGAATTTTCACGCAGCAGCCATGCGCCAAGATGCACAAGGTTGATGTTGCCGCTGGTGTCGGTTGGTGCCCCGGCATCGATAGCCAGCTGCACGTCTTCTTCCGTTACGGTTGTTCCGCTGATTTTGGACATCAGATTGGCGACATCTGCAGGCGTCAGGCTAAGGGGATTCAATTTTGGTTCAGTCATCGGAAAGGGTCCTGTAAATTTTGAGTTTGCGGGTAGATATTGCGGGAGGGTAGTACAACCGGTACAGCCGGAAGATATAAAGCGAACAGCGGGGCAACGGCGGCGAAATTTAGGGGCGAAGCCGAAAACACCTTGCAGCCCAGACGAGCGCAGCCCCGGCCGATTGGCTGGGGGAGCGCAGTTACTGCCTTTTATTGCGGGTGC